CAACCAGTTTGGAGTTGTCGGCCATAAGCGGCGAGATCTCTACATGAGTCCAGTCGGCACCGGGTGTGCCTCCGTTGCGTGAGATCGTCCATTTAAGCCAGTTGTCGCGTGAGCAACGGTATCCAGCTCCCCACTTGTCAGTCGGGAACGGTACGCCTGTCCCGTCGTATGAATGAATCTCTTCAATGCCCAAAAGGTCGCGATGCTGATACAAGAATTCAACTAGGGCTTTGCGTTGGGCTTTGGTGCCTTTAAGGTCAGTTGCTCGCCACGTTGCGTGGACGGACAGCTGCGGTCCCGATCGCATCGGACGGTTCGCATAGATGCCGATGTTCTTGACACCGAAGAGGTACTCACAAAACTCCACGAATCGTTTCGTGCCGGCGCGCGGTGTCGGATGGTTGCCGTCGGTGTTTCCTGTGTACGGTCTAGGACTCATCTTTGTCTCCTTTGTCTTTCAGGCCGTTACTCGCGAGGATTCCTGATAGTGCTCCGGTGAGGAAGAGCATCATCGGGGATAGGAGCGACCATGCGCTTTCATCGTTTGGTGATACTTCTAGAGGCTGGATGACGAAGAGCAGGCCGTAGAGCAGTGACGCAGTGGAGATGACAAAGGTTGCCGAAAGTGTAATTCCGACGATCAGGATGAGTCTGGCCTTGATCTCTGAGTTGGTGTATTTCTTCACGGGTTGCACCTTGTCGCTGTGGGTTGTTGTTTGCAGTTGTCTCGAGTGCGGTCATTGCATCCAGTAACGACGAACATGAGGACGACGGCCAGAGCTGCGATCACGGCGAGAGTTTTCATGTTGTCAAATTGTTAATGTTGTAGACGCTATTGACAACCCATGCCTCGTACTCTTCGTCTGTCATGAGTCGTTCGGTGTCGTCCACTTGAATGTAAACAGCGTCCTGTGGGTAGAGGGCCATGTATTCTTCAATAGTCATAATGAGTTCCTGTATCCGTAGACGCGGATCGTTCCGCCTGTGAGTGTTCCGGCTGACGGTGATAATACGAACTGGGTAAATGAGCTTGTTGAGTCGTAAAAGCCACCATGAGTGACCATGTTGCCTCCTGAGCATTGTCCCCAAATACTTTTACGGACAGCATTTGTCGGACTTGCGACATTAATCACCCAAGACGAAACGCCAGCAGTAATCGTTGATGATCGAGTCACAAGTAGTCGACCAAGGTTGGATGTTCCTTGAGCAGTCGCTGCTCCTGTTGTATCAATGAATTGTGCAGCACCGTAATATCCCGTCGTGTGGGCGGCACTGAATTGAAACACGCCCCAAACGAGCGTGGTGTTAAATGTTCCGCCAGTGACTGTGATGAGATAGTTGTCAAAGTCTGACGAGAACACACCAGTCACGGTCACGCTAGAGACTGCGTTGCCGATGGTTTGCGTCTTGATGTGAAAGAGTCCTTGATAGTTGCCAAGAGTCGAGACATCGTTCATCACATCTGAAGTCAGGATCTCGCCAGCTGTAAATGTTGGGAGGGTAGGAATAGCCATGTTGTCTCCTTAGAACCCTGCTAGGCCGTAGCTGAGTCTGTTGTTGTCAAGAGTACCGAAGATAGCGTCGTCAAGGATGAATGAACGATACAACTCCGCTGGGGTGAGGTAGAACACATACTCGGTCTTCTCAGGATCTGAGTTGATCTGCAGTCCCTCAATGACGCACTGAAAGGTCGTGTCTGAGGGTGTGCCGGGTGTGCGGTAGACAACATCTATGTTCTGACTGATGAAGTCGTTGTATTGCTGAAACAATGTAAGAGTCGAAGGGTTGACTGCGTAGTCCCATACATGGATCTCAAAGTAGACCTGATTCTCGCTTAACGCGTCGCCCATAAGAGCGGCCAGATATTCGGCGCATCCTTGGACTTGGCTACTGCTTCCGTCTACTTGTGTTGTTGTTGTCGCCCATGTTCCCCAGAGTGCAACTCCTGCAGCGTTTGTCGCTGTGTACGATCCGACTGGAGCGTCCACTGTGACAACGTTGTTGAACGAATCTCCGAGGGCAGATCTGAACACTGCGTTCATAGGGAGTACTGTCGCCGATGCAGTGCCACCGAATGACAATGTTGAGACATTCTCGCCGACCTGAGACCTTGCTAACAGTTTGATCGTGTCGCCGTAGTTAATCATGAGGCCGTGTTCGGTCTGCATATTTTGGGCGAGTCGAGCACCGATAGTGCCGGTGTAATTGAGAGTCCCATACGCTGCACTGTTTCCGTCGTTTGTAAAGCTGATCAGTGCTGTGTATGGGGACAGTTGCTCAAGCGTGTTAAGATCGCCCAGATCCTCTTCTACGAGTTGCTCACGCGACAATACTCCGAACAGATCTATTGCTGTGATCGTCGCTGTTGCACCATTTGACGCGTACTGGAAGCCGTCATCGTAGGAAACGCTTTCAGTGTAGAAGAAGCTTCGAGCGTTGTTGTTTGTTCCTACTCCATCCCTGAACACTTTGATCTCTGATCCGGGCAAGAAAGCGGACGCAAGACCTGTCGAGTTGTCAATAGTGAGCGACAGACTTTGAGGGGAATAGTTCTCAAGCCATCTCTTCTTCCCATTAAAAAATGACAGCGAATACACGAACCCGTCAAGGCTGTATCCGTCCACTGTGACCTTCCAGAGGTTCTGATTGCTCATAGTGGCCTTGTGGTCACTGGCACTGGGCCACTCATTCGGACATAGCGTTGCAGAGCTGCGACGACAGCGTTCGGATCTGCTGAAGTGACTGTGATGTTGATCGTGTTGCCACCCATGCTTCCGAGCCTGTCAAGTGGGATCACTGCTTCAGGCCCTTTTTCGCCGATCATGGCAATCGTTGGGCCCGTCGTGATGCCTCCCTCAGCTAGTCGAGGCAATTTGACATCTGGGATCGTTCCGAAGTTCACCCACGGACCGGCTGCTTTGTCAATGCCGTCAAGGATGATGTTTAGTCCCTTGATCGCAAAGTTCAAGCCCTTTTCCATTGCCGAGATGACAGCGTTGATAACACCTTTGAACGCTCCGCCAATACCGTCAAAGATCGCCTTGCCAAGATTGGCTAGTTCAGCAAACCCTGTTTTGACTGCACCGAACACAAACTGGACAACGCCCCACCAAGCCATAAAGCCAGCCTTTAGGCCATCAATAGCTTTGCCAAAAATGTTGAACTTGACTTGTAGCGCAACCAGTGCCGCAATAATTGCGATAATGACTACGACTCCAGTAGCGATCCAAAGAGCCGAAAACGATGCTGTGAGTGCAGTGTTCAGTGCAAGTGTCAAAGCTTGGATCGTGTTGTAAATCGCAAGGCCTGCGTTAAGACCAATAATTGCTAAAGCAAACGTACCGATCACGGCTCCAAGAATGACAATAAGTTTTGTGTTTTCCTGAGCAAATGTTGAGAACTTTAAAAGTGCTGGAAGCATTTTCTGAATCAACGGTGCAACAGCTGCGCCGATTGACTCCTTGAACTCGCCCATCTGAATTGACAAGTTCTTCATTTTACCTGAGGTCGTGTTTGCAGCAGTCGAGGCTTGATTCTTAAATGTTGCACCCAAACGACCAAACACTTCGTCGGCGTCAGCGCCCTCCTCAATCAACGAAGCCAGTGCTGGATCTAACTTTTTGAGGGCTGTAAAGTTGCCGTTATACGCTTTTGACAGTGCATCTGAGACAGCGCCCAAATCTTTCCCAGTGCCCGCGGATACGTCAAGGGCGAGAGTGAGCAGGTCTTGGGCTTGAGCAACATCGCCAGTGCCTCGCACCAGTTTGTCGAGTGCCGGGCGAAGTTCATCGTCGGCGACAGCTGCGGCCATAGAAGTCTTGGTGATGAACTGCTCCACGGATGCGATCTGGGCGTCGGTTGCGTAAGTGACGTTCTGAAGTGTTAAACCAAGTTTTTCGGCTGCGGCTTCATCTTCGGCGAACGCTTTGACAGCATCAAAAGCGACAGCGCCAAGAGCTGCGATAGCGAGCCCTGCAGGGACCGCTGCTTTCTTAATAGCAAACGAGGCTTTTTGACCGTTGGTCTCAAGTTTTTTAAAGTCGGCAATCGCTTTATCTATGCCCTTGGGATTCCACTCAGAAATGATTGGGAGGTTGATAGCCATCAGTTGAACTCTCTTTGTGCATCAACCATGAACTGGTCAATGATCGGCTTTAAA